CAATATAAAACACTTAAAACATAAGTACGTTATATTAATATATTAAAAAACAATCAATTATGAACAGTAAAGAAATTCTTACAAGCATCAAAGAATTAGTAGGTCTCTCTAAAGAGAAAGTTGCTAATGACGTTGAAGCTACAGAGGAGGTTATCTTATCTACAGAAGTGATTGCTGAGGAAGTTATCGAAGAGAAAGTTGAAGAAGTAGAATTATCTACAGAAGAGACTAAAGAAGAGGTAATTGAAGAGGCAGTTGAATTAGCTGAAGAAAAAGAAGAGCCTAAACAAGAAGCATCTCCAGCAGCTCAAGTTCCAATGAACTTCGCTACTCAAGAAGAGTTGTCTCAAGTTAAGCAAGAATTGTTATCTATGATTAAAGCAATGATGGAAGACAAATCTGAATACAACGAAGCTGATGTACCAGCTAAGTTATCTGCTGAAGAAAAAGAAGCTATTGAGCTTTCTCAAATCGAAGAAGAAATAGTTCACTCTCCAGAAGCAGAAACATCACGTAAAACTAAAGGAATATTAAGTAACAAAAAACCAATGTCGATTCAAGAAAGGGTTGCTTGGATGATTAACAATTAAATTAAATAAAAATGGCAACAACAACAAACATTACTACTACTTATGCTGGAGAATCGGCTGGAAAATATATTTCTGCTGCTTTATTAGCTGGTAACACAATTGCTAACGGTGGATTAACTGTTAGACCAAACGTTAAATTTAAAGAAGTCGTTAAAAGACTAGAGTTAGACGGTATCGTAAAAGATGGTACTTGTGACTTTACTGACACTTCTACTTTAACATTAACTGAAAGAATTCTTGAACCAAAAGAATTACAAGTTAACTTAGAATTATGTAAATCAAGTTTCCGTTCTGATTGGGATGCAATCGAAATGGGATATTCTGCATTTGACACACTTCCTAGTTCTTTCCAAGATTATATGATTGGATATGTAGCTCAAAAAGTTGCACAAAAGAACGAATTAAACGTATGGACTGGTGCTGCTGGAGAAGGTTCTTTTAACGGATACTCTACATTATTAGCTGCTGACGCTGGTTTACCAGCTGCTCAAGAAGTTGCTGGAATCGCTATTACTGCTACTAACGTAGTTGCTGAAATGGGTAAGGTTGTAGACGCTATCCCTTCTTCTTTATACGGAAGAGATGACTTACATATCTATGTAGCACAAAACGTATTTAGAGCTTACAAGAGAGCTTTAGGTATTGCTGGATACGTTGACAAATTCAATAACCAAGATATTAACATCCAATACATTGATGGTGTAAAAATCTTTATGGCTAATGGACTTGCTTCTGATACTATGGTAGCTACTACTAAGGATAACTTATGGTTTGGAACTGGATTAGCTTCTGATTCTCAACTTGTAAAACTTTTAGATATGGCTGACTTAGATGGTTCGCAAAACGTAAGAGTAATTATGAGATTTACTGCTGGTGTTCAATACGGAGTAGTTGAAGATATCGTAACTTACGGAATACCTAACGCTGCTAACCCAGTATAAGTATTAATCTAATATAAATAAGAGGGTAGGTGGTTAATCTGCTTACCCTTTTTTATTAACTTTAAAAATATAAATATAATGAGTTGTGATATTTCAAGAGGTCGTTTAGAGCCTTGTAAAAATTCAGTTGGTGGATTAAACGCTGTTTATTTCGTTAACAAGGGAGATATTGTTCTTTCATCTGTTACTTATGATGTTACAGACCCAGACGTTATTACTAGCGTTGGTATTGGTGTAGCTGCATACAAATTTGATGTTAAAGGAGCTTCTACCTACACAGAAAACATTCAATCTTCAAGAGAGAATGGAACTACTGCTTTCGAGCAAGTATTAGAATTACAGTTAACAAAGTTAACTAAAGAAGACCATAAAACTATTAAGTTATTATCTTACGGAAGTCCATCTATATTAATAGAGGATAACAATGGAAATGTATTTCTTGCTGGTTTAGAACACGGATGTGATATATCTGGTGGTACTATCGTATCTGGAGCTTCAATGGGAGATATGAGTGGATACACTTTAACATTCTCTGGAATGGAGAGAGTTCCAGCTAACTTTATTGACGCTGGGAATATTGTTGGTGCTGGATTTGTAGTTACTGAAGGAGTATAATTAAATACTAAATGAAGCACTAAAACGCTTCACAACAGTCAATAACCCGAATTAAAAACTCGGGTTATTTTTGTATTACGGAAACACACAAAAAATAAATTAGGCTAAAAAACAAAAAAAATCAAAATACGTTACCTTAGTATGATAATATTACTGCCAAACACATCTGAACAAACCATAACTATTATGCCTAGAAGGTCTTTATCTTTAAGCGATTCGGTTGTATTGAATATAAGAAGAGATGGGGATGGTTTATCTGAAGATATAGTACCTACGTCTATCGTAAGTAATGGGGATTTTACAGATTTAAGTATATCTAGTAACATACTAACAGAAGGCTCTACGTACTTTATAGAGATAACTGTTAACGGAAATTTAGCATATAGAGATAAGGTTTACTCTACAAGTCAAAACGATTACACCATAAAGCATAAAGTGTCTCAAACTAAATACCAGACATATAGCTCTTTAGACGATAATACATACATAATATAATGGATAAAAAGAAAGAACAACACAACGTAAAAGTACTTAATCTATCTTCTTACGAAGCACCAGAAGTGAAAGAAGTCCATAATAGGGATTGGGTCTCTTGGGGAGATGATAATGACTACTTTGGTAGACTTATAGAGTTAGATACATCTAGTCCAACTAATGCTAGATGTAATAATGGTATCGCTGATATGATTTTCGGTAGAGGTATAGAGTCTACGAACTCTGAGTTATTACCAGAACATTATGTAAGAATGAAGAAGCTATTAAGACCTAGAGAAATCAAGAAGGTTGTAATAGACAGAAAGAAATTAGGTCAAGCTGCTATTAAAGTTACCTACAACAAGAATAAGACTAAGATACTAAAAGTGTCTCACTTCCCTATGGAGACTTTAAGGGCTGAAAAAGCAGATGGTAAAGGATACATAAAAGCGTACTACTATCATCCAAAATGGAAAGACTATAGAACGGGAGATAAACCTAAAAGAATACCTTGCTTTAAACACGGAAGTAAATCTCAGAAAGAAGAGCTTTATATTATCAAACCTTATAGAAGTGGTTTTTACTACTACTCTACTCCAGACTATCAAGCGTGTTTACAGTATGCTGATTTAGAATGTGAAGTAAGTAATTACCATATATCTAATATACAAAATGGATTAGCTCCTAGTTTATTTATTAACTTTAACAATGGTATTCCTAACGAAGAAACTCAAGGTGCTATTGAAAGAAAGATTAATGATAAGTTTTCTGGTAGTTCTAATTCTGGTAAGACTATTATAGCATTTAACGAGTCTAAAGAAACTCAAGCAGAAATAGAAGCTATACACTTGCCAGATGCTCACGCACAATATCAATTCTTATCTGACGAAGCTAGAGAAAAGATTATGTTAGGACACGGTATCGTATCTCCTATATTACTAGGTATTAAAGATAATACTGGATTCGGTAATAATGCAGAAGAATTAAGAACAGCATCTGTATTAATGGATAATGTTATTATCAGACCATTCCAAGATGAGATTAAATACTGCCTTGAAGATATATTAGAGTTTAATGGTATCCAACAAGATTTATACTTTGTAACACTACAACCAATAGAGTTTACTGAGTTAGATAACATATCTACTAAGATTAGAAAAGAAGAGGAGACTGGAGAGAAATTATCTTCACAAGTAAAGGAAGACTTTTCTGACGAACAAGGGGATGATATGTATAATCAACTAGAGGGTCTAGGAGAGGTTTTAAGCGATGATTGGGAGGTAATCCATAGTGAAGTATATTCAGAAGACGTAAGTGATGTTAGAATGGCTACAATTAAGTCTAGCAACAAATCATCTAAAGAAGACAATGATGTCTATAAAATTAGATACGCTTATATGCCAGAGAGAAAGTCTCCTAATAGTAGAAACTTTTGTACTAGAATGGAATCTTTTACTTCAAGAAACGTAGTGTTTAGAAAAGAAGATATTAATATGATGTCTTTTAGAGGAGTTAACAAAGAGTTAGGTCATAACAAACAAAACTACAGTCTCTTGAAATTTAAAGGAGGTAAGAACTGTCATCATTACTGGGAATTAAGAGTTTACAAACTTAAAGGTAATAAACAAGTAGACCCTAATTCAGCTTACGAGAAAGGCTTAAAAGACCCTAAGAATCCAAGTGAAATGGAAGAGAGAATGATTGATAGAGCAGACAAAGGAGCTTACAGAAGCACATTAAGTAAAATAGCAAATATACTAGGAATATAATGAAAGCACTATTTATAACAATCGCAGACTTAAAAGCTAAGTCTATTATAGACGGAAACACAGATGCAGACAAGCTAATTCATCAAATAGAAGTAGCTCAAGATATGCACATACAGAACTACTTAGGAGGTAAGCTATACGATAAGTTGCAAGAATTAATATTATCTGGAGATATAGACTTACCAGCTAATTCCGATTATAAGGCTCTTAGAGATGATTATATCAAGCCAATGCTAATATGGTTCACTCAATTAGAGTACTTGCCTTTCGCTATGTTTAAAATAAACAACGGAGGTATAACT